GCCCGGATGAGGTCACTGTGCTCGAGGACGCGTGCCGGACGTCGGACATGCTCGAGGCTTTGACCGATGCGTGGGTCGGGGATGGTTCCCCGATGACGACCAAGGGCAGCATGGGGCAGTTGGTGATCCACCCGCTGATTGCGGAGATGGACAAGCACCGCAAGTCGCGTGCCGCGTTCCTCAAGCAGTTGGCGTTGCCGAACGTGGACGATGCGCCGGCGACGAACCAGCACCGGAGTGCCGCGGTCACCAAGTGGCAGCAGGGGCGGGGTGCGTGATGAACGTCCCGGACGGCCCCACCGACGTCGACGAGCGTCTGGTTGCGCTGCGCCCGCTCACCGAAGACGAGAAGCGTCTGGTTGCACAGGAGCAATGTGCGATCCCTGTGCGTTACCTGCTCGGCGTCGGCCAGTCCCCGATCGTCGCTGCTCTTGATGCGATTGACCCGAGTGGCGACCCGGAGCACGCGCACGCAGAGGCCGACAGGGTCCTGCTCGCCGGGCTTAGTCCCGAGGTCAGGGCAGCGTACGACCGTCTCGTCGCTCGCGCGGCATGGTGGGCGTTCTCGTGATGCCCGATGGCGCGTAGCCTTGCCGCCTCCCAGACCCGCACCGCTGACTCCGACTACCGCGAGATCATCGCGTGGTACGAGGACCAGCTAGAGCGTGCAACGCCGCCCGTGGGCCTCGCGTGGGAGCCGGTCAAGATCGGCCCGACGTGGCGCTATGAGAACGGCTGGGTGTTGCCGGCGGTGACGTTGGGATGGCGCAATCTGGCGTGGGCCGGGCTGAATCTGTCGGCGCCCAAGGGCGGCCCGTGGACGTACACGCTCGAGCAGGCACGGTTCATTCTCTGGGCTGACGCGCTGGACCCGGAGACGGGCGAGTTCCTCTACTCGACGTCGGTGCTGCAGCGGCTCAAGGGCTGGGGCAAGGACCCGGTCGGGGCGTGCGTGTCCGCGACGGACATCTGCTCCGAGGATGCGGTGTTCGACCACTGGCGCGGTGACGTGCCGGTCGGCCGCCAGCAGGAGAACGCGTGGGTGCAGGTTGTCGCCGTGGCGCAGCAGCAGACCCAGACGACCATGAAACTGTTCCCGTCGCTGATCCCCTCGGAGACCCGCAAGAAGTACGGGGTCCAGATCGGCAAGCTGAACGTGTGGGCTCGCGGCGACACGGCGCAGATCGAAGCTGTGACCTCGAACGCGCTGACGATCGAGGGCGGGCGTCCGACGCGGATCATCCGTGTGGAGACTCAGAACTGGATCTCTGCCAACGGCGGCCACGACATGGCTGGCGCGATCGAGGGCAACGCAGCGAAGAGTCCCTCCGGTGCGGCGCGGATCCTCGACATCTGCAACGCGTACCGCCCGGGTGAGGACAGTGTCGGGCAGAAGGCGCGTGAGGCGTTCGAGGCCACGCAGGGCACCCGCTGCGAGGTTCATGCGACCTCGACGGACTGGCCCGAGTGCATTAACTGTCAGCGGCCCAAGTCGTTGGACTTCGGGCAGCTGTACGACTCGCTGGAGGCCCCGCCCGAGGCGCCGCTGACCGTTGAGGCCGTCCCTGGCGTGGTGGAGTCGATCCGCGGCGACTCGGTCTGGCTGTCGACGAAGCGGATTTTGGCGTCTGTCTTGAACCCGATGAACTCGGCGTCCGAGTCGCGGCGCAAGTGGTACAACCAGGTTTCCGCAGCCGAGGATGCGTGGGCCGACCCGAACGACGTGCGCAACGCGTCACGACCGGAGCGGATCGCAGCCGGTGAGGCCGTGGTCCTGTTCGGGGATGGCTCTAAGTCTGGCGACGCGACCGGGCTGGTGGCGACACGGATCAGCGACGGTCACACGCAGGTGCTGCATGTTCAGCAGCCCAAGGCCGGGGAGATCGTCAATCGGGACGCCTACGACCTCGCTGTGATTGAGGCGATGTCGACATTCAAGGTCCGGGCGTTCTGG